GGCCTGTCGTCTCCCTCGTGGAGATGGTGCAACGACAGCCGCCCAGCCACACAACTGAGCTTGACGACCTGCCGAATGTTGACTGATTCAGAATGCCAAAGGAGCCAAATCAACCAGTCCGCACGCTCCATCGCAGCGATGCATTCGGACAACGGCCTGCCGTCGTTTAAGCGGGAAGCGGCCCACTGAACGGCATCCTCACAGGCGTTTTCTTTTTCGAGCCAGTCTATCGTGATTGTTTTCATTTCAGCTTCCCTTTCGTTAGGGATTTTTACCGTGTCCATGTTAGTACCCTCCCGATTTTTTCAGCCCTCACTTCCCCGGCCCCGATCCGCCCATCCTTTATAAGTCCGACCCGCGTGCCCTGGGAAAAAAAGAAGGGGCCGACGGCGGCTGAGAGAGCACGGAGGATTTCCGTGCTGCGACCGCCGGCGGCCCCAAAAGAAAAATCCCCGCGCTCTCTCATGGGAATAGTGTAGCAGATGCGCCTGGAAAAGTCAAGAAACTTTTTTTTGCTTGGTTACAAAACTATATTATTTTCGGTTGCCAGGTCCTCGCGCGGTCAACAAAAAAACATGACATTTGGCATGCTTTCGTTTTTCTGGAAGGGTTGAGATTTTACGGGATAATAGCCACTATGACATGTGTCATAGTGGCGTTTGGGCAGAGAGGGGGTATTGGTCCTGGGGAATTTCCTTAAGGGGCCCCTAGGACTGGCTCCCCTGACGCCCGGAGAACTCCAGGAGTCGGGGCAAGCCCCTACCGGCTGCGTGGTCTGTCGCCCTGGTGGAAGTGGACGTCACCCGGCCATTATCCGCAGACTTTTTTGGTGGGGCGTTTTCGCCCCTCCCCAGTCGCCTGATGTCAACCCTGGACAGCGCAGGCATTTCGGTGGGCTGTTCCGGGGAAGCTCGTAGCGCCCGGTCGCAGGTGGAGGCTATTGGTTCGGATGGCGCGACATCTCCAGCGCGCCGAGTAAGATTAGTTGTCACTCCAGCAATATTGCGATTTTTTATTTGGCTTGTCAAGTCTCTCGATGGGAATGCCCATCGCTATTTTAATGAGATGTTGCTTTCTCATCTAGAATATTCTATCATATATTCTGCGCGGCGGGGTAGCGTGCTGCCTGCGCCGGGGCTCCCGGGGTTTGCCTGGATTTTCCCCGTGGAGCCCGAATTTTTTGCTACTCATCTGAGACTAGATTCCCCCTTGACTGGTGCGTAAAATCTGTTATACTTCCGCTAGGTTATGGGGGGCAACATGGCGGATGTGCAGGGATCGCCCGCTAAGAGCCATAAGCGGATTTCCGGCCAACAACGAAAGCTGATAGCCGGGATCGCCTCCGGTCTCTCGATCCAGCGAGCGGCGCTCAATGCCGGGTATGGTGGCGGGACAAATGCGGCCTCGGCGAGCGTTGCCGCTAATGTCGTGCTGAGAAACCCTAAAGTTATGTCGGAGCTTGAGCGAGCCTTCGACAGAGCCGGCGCATCCCTCGATGCGTCCGCCCGTGTTGTAGCCCATGCTCACAGCGCAAAAATCACCGATGAGGCCAACCATCCGGTCCGCCTCAAAGCTGCTGAGCTCAACCTTCGCGCCCGCAGGCTGCTGGCCCCTACGGAGGAGTCCGGCGGCGGAACCGTCAACATCGCGGCCCTGCTCGCCATCGTTAAATCCGAGTCGAAGAAGCGCGGCCTTCCGTTGTGATCCGCGTCTCGGAGATCAAATTTTCGGGGAGGCCCAATGGCGCTTTCCTGGCCTATGTCTCTGCGATCCTTGATGAGTGTTTGCTACTCCGGGGGATGAGATTGGTCCGGCATGAGAGGCTCATCCTCTCCATGCCTGCTCGTCAGGATTCCGCAGGCGAGTGGAGGGAGATATACCACCCGATCAGGCGGGAGGCGCGGGAGATACTAGAGGCCGCTGTTTTTGCAGCCTACGAGCGCCATGGAGTTTATGCCGATGGACAGTGAAATCGCAAAAAAGCTCATCGGCGATCCCCGGTACTTCATCGAGCGATGTTTCACCATCGTGGATCAGTCAAGTCAGGAAGTCCCGTTCCTGTTCAATCCGGTGCAGGCTGACTATTACGATCAGCGGTCAGCGATGGACATCATCGTCAAGTCGCGCAAGATGGGATTCTCCGCCCTCATCACCGCGATTTTTCTACATGCCTGCCTGACGCGGATGCACACCCGGGCGGTGGTGATCTCGCATGAGGAGGAGGCGACCCCCCGCATGTTCCGGCGCGTCAAGCATTACCTCACGAGCCTCAAAGACCTCAAGGTAGAGGCCCAGACAACCAAAGATTCTCAAAATGAATTGATGTTCCCTGACACCAAATCCTGGTTTTACCTGGGGACGGCCGGGGCCAAGTCCTTTGGCCGTGGCGAAGACCTCACACATGTGCACCTGAGCGAGTCGGCACATTACGACAGTCGGGATATAATTACCGGCGTGCAGGAGGCCCTCATTAAGGGTGCGCCGACATGGATTGTTCAGGAATCTACGGCGCGGGGCGCGGGTACGAAATTCCACGAGTCCTGGCTGCGGGCGGTGAGGGGTGAGTCCGGCTGGCGGCATCACTTTTTCGGCTGGCACCAAGACGCCCTCAACCGGGTCAAGGGCGCTGAGCCTGTGGCCCTCCATGACGAGGAGAGGCGGCTGCGTGAAGCCCTAGCCCTCGATTGGGAACAGATCGCTTGGCGGCGGGCCAAGCTCGCCTCGATGGATGATCCTAATCTGTTTCCCCAGGAGTATCCGGCGACCGCCGAGGATGCGTTTATCGCGTCGGGCTCGATGATTTTCGATTGGGCGGCCATCCGGCGCAACGAGGAGACAGCCTCGGCCCCCAAGTGGCGGGGGCACCTGCTGGACCTGGGCGGTCGCCTTGATATCCAGCCCGATGGCAAAGGTCCCCTGACCATCTGGGTCAGCCCCACGGAGAGGACCAAATACCTCATCGTGGCCGACACGGCCCAGGGGATACCTGGGGCGGCCTACAGCGTGGCCGATGTCTACGACATCCGCACCTGGGAGCAGGTGGCGCAATGGCGGGGACATGCCGACCCCAAGGAGTTCGCGGCCGTCCTTGCGCGGTTGGGCGCGTTCTACGGCTGGGCGCTGGTCGCAGTAGAGAACAACTACCCCGGCAACGCGATACTGGCCTATCTCTCCGAAATGAGCTACCCCAGCATTTGGGATGATCCCTCCGAGCCCGGGGAGGAACTAGGATTCAAAACAACGGAGAAGTCCAAGAGTCAGTATATCTCCGACGGGCGCGAGGCACTCAAAGACGGCTCGCTCAAGATCAATAGCCCTGCCACTTGCAATGAACTGAAGACTTTTGTACTCTTAGGAAATGGTAAGATGGGTCCGCAGGGGGGCTGCTGGCAGGACACGGTCGTGGTGATGTCCAAGGCAGCCTCAATCTTGAAGACCCTACATTTAGAGCCCGAGATCATCCGCAAGAGCTTCCGGGATGTGATGGGTTTTCGCCGGGGGAGGAGTGGTGTCGCGGGCGGGAACTACTCAACGGGGGTGGTGTGATGGAGTATAACCCAGCCGGTGTCTCACCGGCAAAAGGCATGTGCCTTGTCCGGCTCGCAAAGGTCAAAGACAAGACGATCAGCGGGCTCCACCTGCTGGGCAACCGGCGGCGGCAAGTGGTCGAGGGGGTGTTGGTATCCGTGGGCGCGGAGGTTCCGGCCGAAACGGTAGCCTGCATCGGCACGGAAGTCATGCTGCACGGTCATGCCCAGCATCAGTGCAAAATTACCTGGGGCGGTGAGGAGTATGCGATTTTCCTTGCTGAGGACATCATGGCGAAAGTGGAGGCGTTCAGTGAGTGAACAAGCGGCGGAGAAGGAGCCGGAAACTTCCACTGGCAGCCAAGCGGCAATCCTGACCACCGAGTCCCCGGCGAGGTTCCAGATACAAGATCACATC